AGATGCGGACTTGAGCTTCGTACCGGTTATGATTTGCGAACCGCGACCCGCTCGCTTAACTTGATGTTGGCTGAGTGGGCAAATAGGGGTTTAAATCAGTGGACCATTAAGCAAAATGCAATCCCAATGTTTACTAACACGATTACTTATAATCTGGACCCGACAGATTCAACGGCAGCAATTGATGTGCTTGATGTTTTCGTCAGAGAAGAGATTCAAGGCACCAACACCGATGTGCCTTTAAGCCGCATGAGTCGAGCTGAATACGCTCACTTAGCGACCAAAACATCAACCGGCAAGCCGAACCAATTCTTTGTGGACAAGCAATTATCTCCCACGCTGACCGTTTGGCCGCAACCAGACAAAGACAGTACATACACGGTGTATGTGAACGTACTGACTAGGATGGATGACGCAGGTAACGGCGCGAACTCTTTGCAAATGCCTTTCCGGTTTTATCCCTGCTTGACGGCTGGATTGAGCTATTACTTGGCGCTCAAGAAAGCGCCTGAGAAGGTGCAACTGCTCAAGCAATTGTATGAGGAAGAGTTTACCCGGGCAATGAGCCAAGATGAGGAGCGAGCAAGTTTTCGCGTTGCACCTGATCTTAGAAGCTACAATATCGCATAGTCATGGCTTTTGCATCCAACAAGAAAGCTTGGGGAATCTGTGATATCACAGGTTTCCGCTATCGTCTCCGAGACATGAAAAAAACTTGGGACGGCTATTTGGTCGGCCCTGATCAATGGTCGCCAAAGCATCCTCAGTTGATGCGTAAGCCTACACCGATTGATCCTGAAGCACTTAAAGACCCTCGCCCAGCCGAGACAAGCGACAACAATTTTTTCAACGTCTACACGAATGTAGGCAGTGGAATTCTAGGCACACAATTGCAAACATTTGCAATATCCTGTAATGTTGGAACGGTGGAGGTAACCACATCGTGAGTTTTACTTTAGCGACTTTGAAAACCGCCGTTCAAGACTATTTGCAAGTCGATGAAACGACATTTAACAACAATTTGAACACGTTCATTCAGGAGGCTGAGACGCGAATCTTTAAGATGGTTCAGTTGTCTGAGCAGCGCAAGAATGTCACCGCGACGACCTCGCAGAATAATCGGTTTTTGGCAACGCCAAGCGATTTTTATGCGCCGTTTTCGTTAGCTATTCTTGATAGCGGGACGTACTACTACTTGTTGTTGAAGCACCCGTCTTTTTTGAAGCAGTATGATCCTGCTTCTTCAAGCAGGGGTCGGCCAAAGTATTATAGTAATTTTGATGACGCAGCGTTCGAGTTATCGCCGGTTCCTGATGCAGATTACAGCGTTGAGCTGCATTATCTTTACGAACCGGCTTCTCTTACTTCTGGCGCAGACAGCGGAACCACTTTGTTGAGCACTGAGTATCCAGATGCTTTGCTTTACGGTACGTTGGCCGAAGCTGCTGTCTTCTTGAAAGAAACTCCCGATGTGATCGCCAACATGGAGCAGCGCTTCATGACAGCAATCGGTCGGATGAAAAACCTGTCCGAAGGTCGTGATACGCGAGATGAATATCGTTACGATCTATTACGGACAGGGGTGAGTTGATGGAGAAGATTGAAAGTCTTGAGGGAAAAAAGATTGCATTAATCGGTTTAGGCGCAAGCCAAATCGACTATGTGATCGGTATGGAAAACAGTAAGCAGTGGGACGAGGTTTGGGTGATCAATAGCGCCTTGTCGGTTTTTGCTTGCGACCGAGTTTTTATGATGGATCCGGCAAGCCGGTATCTGGATACGGAAGACGCAGGCAACCAGACAGAAGTTATGCGCCGCTTGCTTCCTGATTTCGACAAACCAATTTACACATGCGAGCTTGACGACCGGGTTCCAGCCTTGGTTGAATTTCCTTTAGCGGAAGTTATGACCGATGCCAAGTGTGCTTATTTTAACACCACAGTAGCCTACGCGATGGGTTTTGCGTACTGGAACCGAGTCGGTCACATCGATCTGTTTGGTTTAGATTTTAGCTACGCACACAACATTCATTTTGCCGAAGCTGGCCGCGCTTGCGTTGAGTTTTGGATCTCCAAATGTCTTGAAAACAACATAGGCATTGGCGCTTCGCCAAGATCTTCGTTATTAGACAGCAATGTCGGAGTAACCGAGCGATTGTATGGCTATCATCGCCTTGATGACCCGTTGGTTGCCATGCCGCAAGATGGCCAGTGGCATGTTTTTCAGCGATCAATGATGAGCGAGATGGTGAAAAAGCATGGCCTTGAGACGATTGAAATGCCAAAAGCGCCGGAGCCTTACAAGGGATGATGAGCGACGATATCGGATTTCAGCTCGGCAATGTCATGGTTTCAACCACCCAGAATAAAGGCCATGATCCTGAATTCTGGGCCGAGCAGGTTACCAACAAGATAGTAGGAATTAGCGCGAACGCAGCGCCTCATGTCAGGCAGCAAGCTGAAGCTTTCAGAAAGACCGTTTATGAAGTAATATTGCATGGTATGAAAAACTCAATACGATCAGATCGCGTCACTATTTCAAACAGGTTGCGCGATCAGGGTCACGAAAGAATGGCGAACATTATCAGGGAGCTTTGAGATGGCCATCACCTCTGCAATTTGCACAAGTTTTAAACAGCAACTACTCGTTGGAACGCACAATTTTACGAACGGCGCTAACTCGTTCAAGTTGGCGCTTTACACCTCTAGCGCGACTCTTGGGGCGGGAACTACGGTTTACGTCACCACCGGGCAGGCTTCTGGCACAAATTACACGGCTGGCGGCTCTGCGTTAACAAACGTAACGCCTTTCGCCACGGGTACTACAGCGGTTTGTGACTTCAACGACCTCACCTTCAGTACAGCAACCGTCACTGCGAGAGGTTGTTTGATATATAACGACACTCAAGGCGATAAGGCTGTGGCTGCGATTGATTTTGGCGGCGACAAAACTAGCACCGCTGGCGATTTTACCGTGGTCTTTCCGGCACCAACCGCCACTGGCGCAATCATCCGATTGGCGTAGCGCCTTATGCCCCTGCAACAGTTAGACTTTCAGCCGGGAATTAACAAAGAGGCGACAGACTACAGCGCCAAAGGCGGATGGGTCGATGGTAATCTGATTCGATTCAGAAAAAGCCGTGTCGAAAAAATAGGTGGATGGCTGCAACTCGGATCACAATACTATCTCGGCATTGGTCGAGCCTTGCACTCGTGGATCTCTCTAGCCGGAACCCGGTTTCTCGGCGTTGGTTCAACGTGGAAATACTACGTTGAAGAAGGCGACAGCTATTTTGACGTAACCCCCATCAGATTAACCACTAGCGCTGGAGATGTGACTTTCGGCGCGACCAACGGTTCTTCCACGATTACTGTCACTGACGCAGATCATGGGGCTGTCAACAATGACTTCGTAACCTTCTCCGGTGCCGCGTCATTGGGCGGGCTGATTGTTGCGTCTGCGCTTAACCAAGAGTATCAAATATCACTCGTCACAGGAGTGAATACATATGAGATTGTCGCGAAAGATACGGCGGGCGACACGCTGGTGGCAAACTCGTCTGACAGCGGTAACGGCGGATCAAGCGTTGTCGGCACTTACCAAATTAATGTTGGTCTCGACACATACGTCAGCAGTTCTGGTTGGGGTGTCGGCACTTGGGGTGCCGGAGGTTTTGGTTCAGCCTCTGCGATTAGCGCTGTAAACCAGTTACGTCTCTGGACGCATGACAACTTCGGCGAGAACTTGATCATGAACCCTCGTGGGGCTGGTATTTACGAGTGGATTGAGAACGATGGCGTATCAGTAAGAGCAGTTAATTTAGCGACCAGATCTGGCGCAAACTTGGTCCCAACGCTTGGCCTGCAAGTTATAACCAGCGAAACAGACAGGCATTTAGTTGTTTTGGGCGCTGACCCCATCAACACAGCAGGAACAGCCAGAACGAGCGTTGTTGACCCGATGTTAGTGGCGTTCAGCGATGCTGAAAACGAGCTTGAATTCGAGCCTACCGCAACCAACAGCGCGGGTGACGTAAGGCTTTCGTCCGGTTCATTTATTGTCGGAGGCTTGAAGTCTCGGCAAGAAATTTTGATCTGGACCGATACTTCCCTCTATTCGATGAACTTTATCGGGCCACCGTTAACCTTTGCCGTCAATTTGGTTAACGAGGGCGCAGGATTACTTTCACCAAAGTCCGCTGTTAACTCTCCCTCTGGCGTTTTCTTTGCCAGCAAGACCGGGTTTAATTTCTACAACGGATCGGTGCAACGCTTGCCTTGTACGGTTCAAGAATATGTGTTTAATGACATCGATCTAGGTCAGGCGTTCAAATGCTTCATGAGCGTGAACTCCCGCTACAACGAGATGTGGTTCTTTTATCCCAGCCTCGAAGACGGCACTGGCGAGATAAGCCGGTACGTCACTTAC